CCTGTTGACCGACCCGCAACCTCAGGGACGTGACGTTGTTAACTGGATTCGTCGTCGATGAGTAAGAAACCTTACAAAGTTTGGGTCTATTCAGACCCTCACTTTTATCACGCCAACATCGTCAAGTTTAGGGACTACAAAGGTGACCCCCTTCGTCCTTGGGATGATGTAGGTAAAATGACGGAAGACTTGATCTCTATGTACAACGAACTTGTGTCTGATCAAGACCGTGTGTACATCCTCGGAGACGTGGCGTTCAACGCTAATCGAATGCGAGACGCTGTGTCCCGATTGAAAGGTCGTAAAGTCTTAGTACCGGGTAACCACGAACCCCCTAAGATGCGTAAGTACTTCGACGTCTTTGACGACGTTCGAGGCTACGTACAACGGAAGGGTTTTGTTATGTCGCACGTACCTCTTCACCCTGACAGTCTTGAACGGTGGGGTTTGAACATTCACGGCCACCTCCATGATGGAGCGGTAAGGCGTGATGGACACACGGAGAAAGGTAATCCTACGTACGAAGACCTAACAGAGACAGTAGAAGATGAACGATACTACTGTGCTTGCGTCGAGCGTACCAACTTCCGACCTAAACTACTTAACGAAATCCTTGAAGAGAGAGGTCTGCCTACTGTATGAGTACATTCGTCCGTCACGACACCTGTCCAAAGTGTGGTAGTGAGGACAACCTAGGAATTTACAACGACCACGAACATTGCTTCGGGTTTGATTGCGACTACCACAAGAACTATAACAATAAAGGAGGCGTCGCTAAAGTGGAAAAGAAAAGTTCAACTAACATCATCCCTCTACCCGCTATCAAGATGCCGGGTATTAAGTCGAGGGGTATCGACGCTACCAGTGTGGCTAAGTATCAAGTGTCTGTGAGCCAGAAGGACGACAACCCTATCGAGGCTGTCTTCCCTAAGTTCTCGCAAGACAACCAGCACGTAGCTAACCAAGTCCGTTACGAGGACAAGAAGTTCAAGACCGAAGGACCCATCAGCGGTACCAAACTCTTCGGACAGAACTCTTTCCCTGAGGGTGGGCGCTCGATCACTGTGACCGAGGGCTTCTACGACGCGATGGCTGCCTTTCAGATTACTGGTTCTCGTTACCCCAACGTAGGTGTGATGAGTGCGTCCAGTGCCAAGAAGGAAGTGGTTGATAATTTCGAGTACCTCAACTCGTTCGACACAATCATCTTCAACTTCGACAACGACGACCCCGGACAGAAGGCCGCTAAGGAGTGTGCCATCCTGTTTGACCCCGGCAAGGTTAAGATTCTCAAACTGTCCAAGTTCAAGGATGCCAACGAGTACCTCCTGAACGGCCAAGGAAAGGATTATGTGGACGAGTGGTACCGTGCCCCCACTTACATGCCAGATGGCATCCAGCTAGGCTCAGACGCCCGTCTACGGGATGAAGTACTCAAGTACGTCGAGCCGAGGTCCGTTCCGTACCCTTGGAAGGGCCTTAACGAGAAGACTTACGGTGTTCGGACTAGTGAACTTGTCCTACTGACTGCTGACACTGGTGTTGGTAAGACAAGTGTGATGAAAGAGATCGAATACTCGCTCCTTTTTAACGAAGACCTTATGAAAGAGGACATCGGTGTAGGGTTTCTTCACCTTGAAGAGCCTAAACGTAAGCTTGCCCTTGGTCTTATGTCGATCCATAACGACAAACCTTACCACTTCCCAGATGTTGAACGCACAGAGGAAGAACTGGAGAAGGCTTATGACGAGGTCATTAACACTAGTCGAGTTGTCATCTGGGATCACTTCGGTAGCAACGACATTGATGTTGTTCTTGCCAAAATCCGTCACATGGCAGCGCTTGGTTGTAAGTACATCATGGTTGACCACCTTTCTATCATTGTGTCAGACCAATCAGGTGATGAACGAAAACAGCTAGATGAAATTTCTACGAAGATCAAGACACTGACAATGAACCTAGACATTTCTGTGTTCTGTGTCATTCACATCAACCGTCAAGGTCAGGTGCGCGGATCAGCAGGACCGGAACAAGTGGCTAACGTTGTCATCCGTCTTGAACGCGACAAGAAAGAACTCAACGAATGGCGTCGTAATATCACTCGTCTTACCGTAGAGAAGAACCGTGAGTATGGCCGTACTGGTCCCGCTTGCTGGCTTCACTACAACGAGACTACTGGACGTCTTGATGAGTTGTCGGCTGACCTAGCTTATGAGTACGAACACGGTGGTACCAACACGGGCCACGAGTTTGATGACATGAAGGAGTAAGATATGACTACTAAAGTGTGGGTACTCACTGAGGAGTATAACGAATACGACCAACACGGTGAGTACTTCGTAGCTGTGTTTGCTGGTAAACCGTCACTAAAGAAACTAGCAGAGCATTTCAAAATGACGGATGAATCTGCACACTATTCGGACCCTATGGGTGCGGTAGATTTCCTACTCCACCTGCAACAAGGTGGCGGCAGACAAGGTACAGACGACCATTGGTACAACCTTGAAGAGGTTGAGTGTAAATAACACCTACTAACTCCTAAAACAATAACAACAACTGGAGAAAAATTATGTACACGAATTGGAACGAGAAAGCAGATCGTACATTCGTAATTGACATTGAAGGTGACAGCCTTCTTCCAAGCGTGATTTGGTGCATGTGTTGGAGGAACTTAGGGACTAACGAAAAGGGGGCGTGCATCGGCCACGATGCTATCGCTCAGTGGTTCTCCGAGCGAGAAAAAGACACGGTGTATGTTGGCCATAACATCATCAAGTTCGACGCCCCCGTCCTTAACAAGTTCTTTGACACAAACCTGAACAGCAGCAACTGCATCGACACGCTTGTGCTTAGTACTTTGTACAGTCCTAGTATCTCTGGTGGTCACTCGCTTGACGCTTGGGGTGAGAGGATGGGTCACGCAAAGATTAAGTTTGATGACTTCTCCAAGCTCTCCGATGAAATGGTAGAGTACTGTCACATGGATGTTTACATCACGGCTAAGTTGTTTGTCCGTCTAATGAAGACGCTCAACAAGCTTAGCTTCGACGAGCGTAGCATCTGGATTCAGCACAAGATGACAGAGATCATCGAACAGCAGCGTAAGAACGGGTTCTATTTTGACGGTGCCCGTGCTCTCGCGTTGTACCAAGAACTGAGAGAGATTGAACATGAACTACAAGACGAAATCCGACAAGCCTTTCCAGCAGAGCGAGTACATGTTGCAAAAAGAAATATGTTCACGAAAGCTGGCGTCCTTACAGCTATATATCAACGCGATGTTGAGCGATACGACGTCGTCCCATCCGACGACGGAACGTATGATGCGTATGAAAATGTTGAGTTCAACCTTGGATCGCCTATGCAGCGAATTGATAAGCTTGTATCCCTCGGTTGGGAGCCGCGAGAGTTCACGCCGAAAACAAAGAAAGGCGGGGGCGGTAACCCGAAACCGTTCGACAAAGGGAAACTAAGCCCGTCACTTGAGGAGTTCCTTGAAGAGAAGGACGTACCCGAGGTTCGACTGATTGCCACTTGGATGAGCGTTAACGGTCGTGCCAACATGATTAACACTTGGCTGGAGGCATGGAACGAGAATGACTCAAAGATACACGGTAAGTTGTTCGTTGCGGATACCCTTAGGTTTAGACATCAGGCACCTAACACAGCGAATATCCCTGCTGTGCGTCAAAGCAAAAGCGGAGAGCTTCTCCTTGGTCGAGATGGATTCTGGACTTATGAGTCTAGGGATTTGTGGGTTGCCCGACCCGGACGTTTTCTTGTCGGAACTGATGCAAGTGGTCTCGAACTACGAATGCTTGCTCACTACCTTAATCGTCCAGATTTCACCAAGCAGGTAGTCGAAGGTGACCCCCACCAGTACAACGCAGACACTGTAGGGATCACCCGACCGCAAGCTAAGACACTAATCTACGCTATCCTGTACGGCGCTGGTCCCCCTAAGATTGGTAAACAACTTGGGTTGCCAGTGTTTGTCAGGAAAGACAAGAGAGGTAACGAGTACGAGGTATCCCCCGAAGGCGAAGAGATTAGGCAACTGTTCCTTGATCGTCTCGGTATCGGTGACTTGATGGACCAGTGTAAACGAGAGCAAGCCGAAGGTAGGGTTAGTCTTGTTGACGGTTCGCAGGTTATCTGCCCGTCTCCTCACGCAGCACTGAACTACAAGCTGCAAGGTGGTGGCGCTAGGGTTATGGCTCTAGGTGCTTGCATCCTTGAAGCGTGGATTCGGCAGCAACAGCTTGACAGCTTGAAGGTCGGAGACATCCACGATGAATGGCAGTACGACGTAGACCCCGAACACGTTTACGTTCACGCTGCGATTGCAGAAGAAGCTATCCGTGAAAGCGGGCGTAAGCTTAACATGAACGTCCCGTTGGACGCAGAAAGTAAGATTGGATTGACATGGGCAGAAACACACTAGACTGGAGAAAAGATTCAAGAGAATATTTCAACCAACTAAAAAGGTGTAGAGGGTATTTTGCAGTTATTGTAGCTGATCCTGATACCTGTGTAGCCAGCAAACAAGTGGCTAAAGAAGCTTTAAAAGAATTAGCACATTTTAATATAAAATAAAGCTTGACAAATTCTGAAAATGTGTTATACTAGTGGTGTAAGGTAAGGAGATTATGGATTACATAGACTTCGACGACATGAGTGAGTTCTACTGGGAAAGACCAATAGACTATTACTCACCTTACGCTAAAGCCCGTCGATGGGCAAACCAAAAGAAAATTGAAAAGAGAAAAGATAAGATGGAATCGAAAACAGTTTTCGCAAGTGGCCGCCTGTTTTGGCCAAAGATCGTAGGCGAACGTGCCCTCACCAACAACTACGAGGGTACTGCCAAAGAGTGGACGATGGAGTTCGAACCTGAGGACACTGAGTTCCTTAAGGAAGAGGGCCTCCTCGACCGACTGAAAGAAAAGGAAGACGCGAAGAACCCTGACAAGGGTCGCTTCCTTGTTCTCCGTAAGCCTGAGTTGAACTACGAAGGTGAGAAGAACGCCCCCATCCGTATCTACGACGAGGACAATGAACAGTGGCCGGAAGACCGACTTATCGGTAACGGCTCTAAGGCTGACCTCAAGCTTAAGATCGTAGACTGGGGTAAGGGTAAGAAGAAGAGTATCTGGGTCCTTGCTGTCCGAGTTACTGATCTCGTAGGTTACGAGACTGACGAGTTCGGTGCTATGGATGCAGAGAAGGGTGAGACGAAGCCGAAGAAGGCTAAGGCTGCACCTAAGAAGACTACCAAGGTTAAGGAGGACACTCCTGAGGACCTTGACGACGACATCCCCTTCTAAGGTCTAGTCGTCGGGCACGGAGAGCTATCTATCTCTGTGCTTCTCGCCCGTGGGTACACCAGCGCGGGATGAGTATTGAGCGCCACTGTGAGCGTTACTGGTGTCCAGTTTTACAGGTAGACCGGGTGGATACCGACAGCGTGGGATTGATTAGTTCGTCAAACGCGGGACCAATACCCGGCTGATCTGTGGAGGTTTAGACCGGGGTTCGCCACAGTAAGAATGACAATCCACCCCACCAGTTACCCGAGGTATCACCCTAAAGGTGTGCCCTCGGGGCCAAGGTCGGAGTAGTGTAACGGTAGCACGACGGTCTCCAAAACCGTTAGTCAGGGTTCAAATCCCTGCTCCCTCGCCAACCACCGGAGATAACTCGAATGAATAAATATCGGTTCACTTCCGAGGTACGTAGAGAGGTGCTTGACACTGTCTCTGTTAACGTACTGGCGGAGAGTGAAGACGAGGCCCGAGAGAAGGCCACACGAGTTCTCGAACAGTTCCCTGAGAGTCACGACATTGAAGGTGTTGACTACGTGTACATCGAGAACCGAGAACACCTTGACACTTCTGTTGTCAGGCTCATTGAAGAAGAGGGAAAAGATTGGCTAAGCTAGAAACACTACCGACTGACGTCTACAACTTGTTCAACCCTGACGTCGATCACGAGGTAGATGAAAAGAACCTAGATGCGTTCTGTGAGAATGTTCGTGAAATGTTCCGCAGCCGCTTGAAGAAGC